AAGCTGCATTTAGATCAGCAACGCTTGGATGAGTACGCCCAAGGTGAAATGCCAAAAGCAGGGGCTGAGTTTAGCAATTCGTTTTTAAACTATTTGCCAAAAATAGATAAATATATGCAGTCGCAGTTTTCAACGCCAAATGATCCTTTGCTAATTGCAACAGTAGAAGGTAGATTTAAACCAAAACCTTTTTTGCGCCCCAACGATATTTTTGGTTATGACCGAAAAGAAATTTCAAAAATAACTGAAATTCCCTTACAAGACGAAACAAAATTAACTCCTGCCCATGTGAACAAACTTTTAGAGTTGTCTAAAGCCGGTAATGAGAAAGCTCAAAAAATAGTATTTAGTGGTGCTAGTAGAGCCATTAACACTTCTGGGCAGATAACAGTACCGCAGATAGTAGATAAATTAAAAAACACAGAGTTTTTTGATGAGGTAAAGGCTAATCTTAAAAGTGCTGTTGAAAGTACTTTTTGGAAAGAACTAGGAAAAGAAGAAGATATAGTCCCTTTAATGAAAAAATATATTAGTCAAAAAGGTGTTCCTAACGAACAAGAACAACACGCATTTAACACGCTTGGATTTAGGGTTTCTACTATATTGGAAGCAAAAGCAGATGCAGAAAAAAAACTTCAAGCTAAGAACCCACTATTTGCTAATTACCCAACTTCAATAAATGTAGCCGATCTTTTTGAAACACGGAAACTTAACGAAGCAGCAGAAAACATTCCGGGCATGGCAGAAGAAATCAGCAGAGGAAAACCCGTTTACCGATATAGCACTACTTGGGGTTCTCCGTTTAGAACAGAAGATATATTTGAGTACATGTCAGAAAATGATCCGTCCAAGTGGTCAAAGATGTCTGTCCCAGAATTAATTATTGCGTCTTCGACCAAAGATCCTGCCTCCGTTACAAGTCCAACAAAAATTGCTAGGATGGCAGATGATGGAGATCCACTAACTGCGGATCAATTAAGAACAGGTACTCAAAGATATATGCCCGTTAATTCTCCCACTTTGGGTGAAGGCGCCGAATGGCGAGAAATAACTACCAAAGAGGGGCTACGGATTGAGGGTGGGGTGTTACAACATTGTTTAAAAAGAGAAACAAGCGGTTATTGCAATCGCCTTTTAAATAAAGAGTCTAAATACTTTACTCTACGAGATGCCGATGGGCAGCCGTATGTAAGTATCGAACTTGCAAAACCTATCGGCAAAGAAAAAGAAGATGTTCCGTACAGCGTAATTAAACAAGTCAAGGGCTTTAGAAATACTAATACTATTCCTTTGTACGGAGAAGAAGTCTCAGACTTTTTGATGGATTGGCAGAAAAAGTCTGGCGTTAAATTGCGCCCAACGGAAGAGGAAGGTTTTCTTCCCGAAAAATTTAGGCAAAAGATTTCTTTTGGAATAGAAGCTCCTCCAGAAAATCTTCGCAAGGGCGGCATGGTAGATAAACCTTTATATGATCGGGCACAGTAATGGCCAAGAAAAATACATTGAACAACATCGAAAAAGCTCTAACCGTTTCTGACTTGCCCATGGGCGAGGAAGTGGATGTGGAGATTGAAGAAGAGGTGTTGCCAGAAGAAGAGATGATTAGCGTTGAGATCGACGAAGACGGCGGCGCAACAATACGGGTTGGCGAAGAGGAAGAGGAAGAAGTCGAGACCAAGCACTATCAGAACTTGGCTGAAAAGATTGACGAAAGCGATCTGACGGACATCGGCGCCGAAATCCTTGAGCTATTCGACTCGGACATTGCCTCTAGAGAAGAGTGGGAGAGAACCTACTCTGAAGGATTGAAGAACCTGGGATTCCAGTACGAAATTCGCACTAAGCCATTCCGTGGGGCCTCTGGCGTTACGGTGCCTTTGCTGACAGAAGCCATTACGCAGTTCTCTGCGCAGGCTATGAAAGAACTCATGCCCTCGGGCGGGCCCGTGCGCACGCAGGTGATTGGCACGAGCAACCGTAAACGTGAGCAGCAGGCCGACCGGGTCAAGACGTTTATGAACTACGAGATCACCACGGTCATGAAAGAGTACACGCCAGACTTCGACCAGATGCTCTGGTACGTGGGCTATGGTGGGTCGGCCTTCAAAAAAGTTTATTTTGACAAGAATAAGAACCGTTGCGTGTCCCCATTTATTTTGCCTGACAACTTTGTCATGCCTTACCACGGGTCGAGCAATCCTTGGGAAAACGAGCGTTGCATCCAGGTTGTCCCGATGTCCGCGAACGACCTTCGTAAGAACCAAGTCAATGGCACGTATTTAGATATTGAGTTGGGCGAGGCGCCAATTACTCCTCGTGAGACACCAATAACTCAGGCTGAAGACAGAGTATCTGGGCAAAGCCCCGGGTACATGGACGAGGAATATACGCTCTTAGAAGCGCATATCCTGATGGACATTCCAGGGTTCGAGGACAAGAACGGGATTAAGAAGCCTTACATCATCACTCTGGACAAAGACAGCGGCAAGGTTCTGTCTATCTACCGTAACTGGAACGAGGACGATGAAACGTGCTGCCCGGAGCAGTATTACGTACATTACATGTTCCTTCCCGGCCCGGGATGCATGGGCTATGGTCTGGTACATCTGATCGGCAATTTGAATAAGGCCGCTACTTCTGCGCTGCGTCAATTGCTGGATGCTGGAACGCTGTCAAACCTGCCAGCGGGATTTAAGGCTCGAGGTCTGCGGATTGCGGACAATGACCAGCCGTTGCAGCCGGGTGAGTGGCGGGACATTGACGCAGGTGGGGCGGAGCTATCGAGCTCGCTGCTGCCGCTGCCATACAAGGAGCCAAGTCAGACGCTCTATACCCTGATGGGGTTCTGTATTGACAGTGGTCGCAGGCTAGCCAGCATTGCTGACATGCAGGTCGGCGACGGTAACCAACAGGCCGCAGTTGGTACAACAATGGCATTGTTAGAAAAGGGTGCCAATGTTATGTCGGGCATCCACAAGCGGCTGCACTATGCGCAAAAGCTTGAGTTTGAGTTGATGGCAAAGTGCTTTGCCAAGTATCTCCCAGACGAGTACCCATACGACGTGCCGGGTGGCAATAGGAAGATCTTCCGGGAGGACTTTGACAGCCGGGTGGATGTGCTGCCTGTCGCTGACCCCAATATCTACTCAAGCGCCCAGCGGATCATGATGGCCCAGACCCAGTTGCAGTTGGCCCAGTCTGCGCCGCAGATGCACAATATGTATGAGGCCTACCGCCGTATGTACGAGGCGCTTGGAGCACGGGACATCGACATGATTTTGAATTATGACGATACCCAAGAACCACGGCCCAAGGACCCGGCTACTGAGAACGCTGACGCCATTGACGGCAAGAAATTAAAGGCGTTTGCTGGGCAGCAGCACGACGCTCATATTGTGAGCCACATGCTGCAAGGCATGAGCCCAATTATCCAAGGAAACCCTTTGGCAGCTACTTCTCTGACCAAGCACGTTTTAGAGCATGTCCGCATAAAATCTGAAGAGCAGGTAGAGGCCCAGATCTTTGCTGAATATGGCCCAGAGAACAAGGACGTAGTTTCTGACATGCAGAAGGAAGCTATGGTTGCCATGCTGGTGGCTCAAGGGATGAGCGAGCTTCGCCAGTTATCTCAGCAACTGTCTGGAGAGGGAGCGCCTGATCCGCTAGTGCAGTTGAAGGAGAAGGAACTGGCCCAGCGGGCTCAGGTTGACCAGGCCCGGGTACAGAACGACCAGCAGAAGCTTGCCCAGAACGCCCAGGCCCTCCAGCAAAAAGCGGCCATTGACCAACAAAGGATTGCGTCTAACGAAGATATTGCCGAGACAAAGGCAGATATTGCTATGATGCGCCTGGAACAAACGGAGAGACAAAATGCCACTCAAGAAAGGCAGTAGCCAAAAGACCATCAGCGGAAACATTTCCGAGATGGTCAGTAAATACAAAAAATCTGGGTCCATCGGCACCAGCAAGCCCGCCAGCAAGAAAAAGGCGGTGAAACAGGCCGTTGCCATTGCTTTGTCTAAAGCCGGAAAGTCCAACAAAATGAGCAAGGGCGGAGTTCCCGGGCCCGTGCGCGAGGTAATGCGCAAAGATGCTAAAGTGCCAACCAAAATTTATTAGGAGCAAAAAATGCCTATGTACCGCAAGCCAACACCGAAAGAACGCCAGAAAATAGAGATGGCCCGTAAAAAGACCACTCAAGGCATGGAGGGGGAAAAGGACATGATCTCCCGTTTTTCTACTACTTCTGCCAAAGCTGCCCGTGACGAGTACAAAATGGGTCGAAAGATGATGGAAGAGGTTCCCGCAGAGGCCCGCGCGTACGAGGCTGAAGAGGGCAATCCTGGTGTAGGGACATACAAAGCTGGCGGGATGGTAAGCGTCCGTGGTCAGGGAGCCGCCCGCAAAACTAAAGGATGCAAGATCACCTAATGGAACAAGCCTTTGAGAAGCTATTAAAACTTGTCCGATCTCGTAAGCACGAGATCGGCGAGCAAATGATTTACGGTGGCATAAAGGACATGGAGCACTACCGAGAGCAGGTAGGCCATGTCAAAGCCCTGCAACTCGTAGAAGACGAGATAATGAAAATACTGACGAAAGTAGAAAGTGAGTAGGTATTAACCCTAACCTCGTGGCGGATGCCACGCAATAATGGAGAAATTAGATGGCAGAAGAAATGACTGCACTGCAGAAAAAGTGGGCTGAGGAACGTGCTGCACAGCAGGAAGTGGAAGTAAAGGAAGAAGAAAGTCTGCGTCCGGAGAACATGGACCAGAGCGTAATCGACCGGATACCGAAGCCTACTGGTTGGCGCATTGTTGTTTTACCTTTCCGCCCACCCAAGAAGACTAAGAGCGGTATCGTTTTGGCCGACCAAGCTGTAGATCGGCAAAACCTAGCCACTGTTTGTGGGTACGTTGTCTCTGTGGGTGAACTAGCCTATGGGGATACGGAGAAGTTCCCGCACGGACCGTGGTGCAAGAAAGGTGACTGGATTGTCTTTGGTCGATATGCCGGTGCTCGCATCAGCATAGACGGTGGAGAGATCCGGATACTCAACGACGACGAGGTCCTGGCAACTATTGCCGACCCCGAAGACCTAGTACACATGGTTTAAGGAGAAACTACCATGCCTGAAAACGAAGAAATAGAACAGGTCCAAGTCCCATCTGGGGAGGATCAATTGGAATTCAATCTGGGCGAAGGTGAACAGGGCGCCGAGATTGAGATCTCAGAAGACGGAAAAGCGGAAATAAAAGAGCCTGAAGCCGCTGTTGTGGTTGAGGAGAAACCGGCAAAAAAAGCCGATGACGGCCAAGATCACGAGGAATATAGCGCCAAGGTCAAGAAGCGTATTGAGAAAATGACCGCCAAACTGCGTGAAGCAGAGCGTCGGGAACAAGCCGCTTTAGAGTATGCCAAGCAAATCCAGGCCAATCTTCAAGCTGCCCAAAGTCGGGTTCAGACACTTGATGACGGCTATTTGCATGAATTTAAGGGCCGGGTGGACTCTCAGCTAGCTATTGCCGAGGCAAACCTGCAAGACGCAGTTGAGCGTGGAGACGGAAAAGGCGTGGTAGAAGCCCAAAAGCTTTTATCCCAGCTTATGATTCAGCAAGAAAAGCTGACTCAAGCCACGGCACAACGGCAAAGAGCCCCGCAGCAAGCCCCTGTCCAGCAATATGCCCCGCAGCCCCAGTACCAGCAACCGGCTCCAGCCCCCCGCCCAGATGAAAAGGCGGAACGTTGGGCAGAGGATAACGAATGGTTTGGCAGCGATACGGTTATGACCCATGCAGCCTTTGGTGTTCATGCACAATTACAAGAAGAAGGATTTGACTTGTCAAGTGATGAATACTATGATGAGTTAAATCGGAGAATCCGTAAGGAGTTTCCGCACAAGTTTAAAAAGGCTCAGGTAGACACCACCCGCAATATCGCCCCCGGTGTCGCACCTGCAACTCGCGGTACTTCCGTGAGTCCGAACGGGCGCAG